ATAATGTCACTGGCTACCCTCAGAGGCTCTATACCTACCTCGCCGCGAAAGTTGCGGGACGATTGTATAGATCACCTTGGGAGGATGCAGTAAACAGGTTATACCTAAACTGATTTCGTGGATTTAATATTACTGGTATTTACCAGGCGTTTAATCCCGTATAATATGTAGTATAATAGGAGGAATTTTAAAAACTAATTATATGAATAATAAAACATTAAATTTTACTACTAATATATTTTCGAATTTAAAACTCTACAAAAGTATATATGAAGCTGGTTCAATGATTAAACTTTCAAATGAAAAACATTTGAAATTAGTATTGAAGGAGATAGGTATGCGTATAGCATGCTTATCTTTCTTAAATACTAAGGAGCTTAACCGAATTCGTTCCTTACATAACTTCGCGATGTATCTTATTAAATTAAGACGACACCATGGAGATATGTACGTTATTAAATTCTTAAAAGCGACACAATTAGCAATTCAAAAGAAGATTGCTGGTTCTCCTTTCACCTCTTTGAGGGAAATTGAACCAGATCTACCTTTGCCTAGGCTAACTCAGAGTGGTCTACCCAAAATTATAAAATTAGGGGATAGATCAGCTATAGTTAGAGGATCATTAACAGTAATAAGATATTGATTATCTTTACTTTCTATTTATAGAATAATAGAAGGTGAATTTAAACCAAAGCTTAATACTATTACTGACCCATTTAGTGGTGATCTTGGTGTAATACACGATTTTCAAAAATTCCTTTGACTTAACAGTAAAAGGCTATTGACAAGTTTTGTAGAACACTTCGATCCTACTAAATTGGGAGCTTCTAATATATTACCTATATTAAAAGCATCTCCTAGTAGTAAAGTTAGTTGACAAGGAATTTTCCAAGATATCATTGAATTGGATATCCAATTTGGTGATACCTTAAGAGAATTTCTTTTGTTAACTAATGCTGTGAGACCGTTAGCGATGCTTGATAGAATCCGGGAGTTAGTACGACAAGATCCTACACTCGATATGAGATCATTTTTTCATAAAGAGGGTAGACATCTAGGTCAACTAAGTTTCAAGGAAGAAGCGGCAGGTAAGCTAAGAGTGTTTGCAATGGTAGATGTGTTTACACAATCTATCTTGAAACCACTCCATGATTACTTGTTCAATCTTTTTAGGAACTTACCTAATGACGGAACTCATAATCAAGAGCGCGCGTTCGAACTGGCTATGGAATTAGCAAAAAAATATAATGGATCTTATGGTTTTGATTTATCATCAGCCACAGATCGATTACCTGTTGTAATTCAATCTTATTTCTTATCGATTTTATTCGGTAAAAGATTCGGTGAATTATGACAGTCATTACTTGTTTCTAGACCATATTTTATTCCAAAAAATGAGTATGGTATAGAGTCAGGTAATGTATTTTATTCTGTTGGGCAACCAATGGGAGCGCTATCTTCATGGGCTATGTTAAATATGATCCATCATATGATGGTCCAATATTGCTATTGTCTTAATTACGGTTTTAATCAACCGTGATATAAAGATTATGTGATATTGGGTGATGACCTTGTTATCTTTGATGATAAGGTTGCTCAATCCTATTTAACACTTTGTAAAGGACTTGGAGTTGAAATTAATTTAACGAAAAGTGTGATAGCAAAGGGAAAAGCAGTGGTAGAATTTGCCAAAAGAACTGGTCTAAATGGCTATGATGTATCTGCTTTATCTTTCAAAGAGATGATTAGTAATAATAATTTCTTTGGTAGATTGAGCATAGTTACAAAGCTTATAAACCGAAACTGAGGAAAAGATAAAGTAAAGATCTTTATACTCGGTAATTCGGCTTCTAAGTTTAAAACTAGATTATCATATCCGTTAATCGGTTATATGGCACAGTTGCTTGAGAAGGGGCGTCTGACTTATGAACAATTACTTAGTTTATTATTAGATTCTAATAAGCCACTAAGTTACTTTGGACGTAAGATTGATTCTTTTGATCAATCTCGAACATTTACAATGTTTAAGAGATCGTTTAAAGAGGATCAAATCTTGACAATAGATATGCAAAATCTTTGATTTACAGCTAAGAAATCTGTAGATTATAAGATATATCTAATTGAAGAGATAAAGAAGCTTAAAGCGAAATTGGAGGTATCATCCTTCATTGATAATTGTATGAATGATGTACAATATGCTCTAATGCCAGTTCATTATACTTCTGAATTCTATAAATGGTATTCACCTATTTATAGAGAGAAGAATAAAGGAATTGGTATATCTAAAGAACTTAAAATTCGTTTTCACAAACGAGAATATAGTAATTTATTTTTAGAGAAATATGCATCAAAAATTGATCATCAATTGGGTATGATATATCTGGAAGGAGTCTTGGAAGGTTATTATCTAAAGATGTTAGAATTTTCTAACAGATGTAGATGATTTACTTTCCCTGATTTCATTCAGAGTCCGAGTTTTAGTAGGTTAAGTATAGAAGAGCTTAAGGAGATCCTGACTTTAGGTCAGTCTCTTTATGCTCAGATAGACTTTGCTTACACAAAACCGGAACGTCGTTCAGAAATTAATAATTCTTTAAAAATATTAGAATTTATTCGAAATGCTCGAACTTCAGAAGTTCAGAAGATTTCACAGGCAAATCCAGTAATGGCTTTACCTAAGAATATTTTCCCAATGTTTTTATTGAAGAATAATTCAGTTAAGTCGTAAATCGGCGAAAC